AAGATTTACGGCGCAGATAACCAGCACATTTTCGAATAACACCAAAACAATTGAAATAACATCACTTTTAAACTATCATATTGAAATGAATAGTTTATTTCTACTGTATAATTATTACGGTAATAAAAACCAAGCACTAAGTACATATCACAACACAGGAGATTAATATGTCAGCAGGCAGAGTATTTAACCAAGACGAAAAAGTAAAACTAACACAGCTAATCAATCAGGGCTTGTCAACTCTTAACGAGATTGAAACACTAACCGGTGGATTGAATGATACCGTAAAAGCAATTGCAGAAGAAATGGAAATTAAACCGTCAGTACTGAAACGTGCTATTAAGACAGCATACAAGTCAACACTGACTCAAACTAATGAAGATCATGACGAACTTAACACTATTTTGGAAACAGTCGGTCGCAATCTGTGACTATTGGCCACGCCCAACTTATATAATCATCTTTTAAATGAGGTAAAAGAATGTCATATGTTGACGCTATACAAGATAGTAAGAACGACCGCATTCATGTAGTCGAGCGTACCCCTGAGGGTAATAGAGAATACAAAGAACATGCTACTAACTATGTTTTTTATTACAGCGATCCTAAGGGTAAGTATCGTTCTATCTATAACGATCCTATCAGTAGATTTTCAACTAGAAAAAAGTCAGAGTTTGAAAAAGAAAAGCGTATACATTCTGGTAAGAAATTATTTGAAAGCGATGTAAACACTGTTTTTAGATGTTTAGCAGATAATTATTTGGGTGTAGAAGCGCCTAAGTTACACACGATCTTTTTTGATATTGAAGTTGACTGGTCAGATAAAGGTTGGGCTAGACCCGATGATCCGTTTAGTCCAGTCACTGCTATTGCTTTATATCTAGATTGGTTAGATCAGTTAATATGCTTGGCAATCCCGCCCAAGCACTTGTCAGATGAAACCGCCCAAGAACTAGTAAGCGAGTTCCCAAACACATTCTTGTTTCGCAGCGAAATAGAAATGTTTGAAACCTTTTTTGCGTTAATTGAAGACGCAGACGTATTAACTGGTTGGAATTCAGAGGGCTTTGATATTCCATACTTAGTAAATCGCGTTACTAGAATCATGAGTAAAGATGATACTAGAAAGTTTTGTTTGCTTAATCAACTGCCCAAAGTAAGAACTTACGAACGCTATGGCAAAGAAGAACAAACATATGACTTAGTGGGTAGAATTCATATGGACTATCTTCAGTTGTATAAGAAATATAATTACGAGTCTAGACACAGTTATTCACTTGATGCGATTGGTGAACTTGAAGTAGGTGAAACAAAAACACCATATGAAGGAACACTAGATCAGTTATATAATAAAGACTTTAAAGAGTTTATAAGATATAACCGTCAAGATACTATGCTTGTGGTAAAAATTCACAACAAGCTTAAATTCTTGGAGCTAGCTAATCAGCTAGCACATGAAAATACTGTGTTACTTCCAACAGTCATGGGGTCAGTAGCTATGATTGAAATGGCTATTCTTAATGAATCTCACGCTCGTGGTATGATTGTTCCTGACAAAAAGCGTAGTAGTGCTGACGAAATGGCAGCGGCTGGTGCTTATGTTGCTAATCCTAAACAAGGTTTACATGAATGGATCGGTGCTATAGATATTAATTCTCTATACCCATCAACTATTCGTGCTTTGAATATGGCGCCAGAAACTATCGTTGGTCAAGTTAGGCAAACAAAAACTGAACAATATCTTTTAGAAAGAGCTACTAAATTAGCTAAAGAAAAACGTAACTATGATGAAGATGATGACTTGGACATGAGTTCTCTTTTATGGGAAGGATTGTTTGGCTCATTAGAATACACTTCTGTTATGAATCAAGAAAAAGGTACTATACTAACAGTTGACTTTGAAGATGGTAGATCGCAAGAAATGTCAGCGGCTGAGATATGGAAAATGATTTTTGATTCTCACAATCCATATATTTTGTCAGCAAATGGTACTATATTTAGATATGATACTGAGGGTGTGATTCCCGGACTATTATCACGTTGGTATTCAGAACGTAAAGACCTACAGAAAAAACTTAAAGAAGCTACTACTGAAGCCGACAAAGAGTACTGGGATAAAAGACAGTTAGTAAGAAAGATTTTGCTTAACAGTTTGTATGGTGCTTTGCTTAATAATCATTGTAGGTTTTATGATAAAAGATTAGGTCAATCAGTTACTTTAACTGGTAGACAAATCGTTAAACACATGAACTCTCAGATAAATGAGATAATAACAGGTGTTTACAATCATGAAGGTTCTTCTATGATATACTCTGATACCGATTCGGGATATTTTTCTGCTTGGCCTATCATTAAAAATGATGTAGAATCTGGAAAAATGGAGTGGACGAAAGAAACTGCTATTCAAGTTTATGATAATATCTCTGATCAAGTAAATGAAAGTTTCCCTAGATTTATGGAACAGTCGTTTCATTGTCCAAGAAACAAAGGCGCTATCATAAAAGGTGGTAGAGAAATTGTAGGTGATACTGGCTTGTTTATTAAGAAAAAGCGTTATGCTATCAATGTTTATGACAAAGAAGGCAAGCGTAAAGATATTAATGGAAAGACAGGTGATATCAAAGCTATGGGACTTGATCTAAGAAGGTCAGATACTCCCAAATACATTCAAAAATTCTTAATGGATATATTGGTAATGACTCTAGGTAACCGAACTAGAGAAGATATCATAGAACTAATTAAAGAGTTTAAACGAGAATTAAGCGATAAAGAAAGTTGGACTAAGGGTTCTCCTAAATCAGTAAACAAACTTACATACTATGGTGAACTAGAAGCTAGAAGCAAAACAGGCAAAGTAACTATGCCTGGGCATGTTCGCGCAGCTATTAACTGGAACTATTTGAAAAAGACACATAGCGACAATTACTCAATGACTATTTTAGATGGTATGAAAGTAGTTGTGTGTAAGCTTAAATCTAATCCATTAGGGTTAACTTCTATTGCTTATCCAACAGATGAACTTAGATTACCAGAATGGTTTAAACAGCTTCCATTTGATGATGCTACTATGGAAAGCACATTAGTTGACAAAAAGATAGAAAACTTATTAGGTGTTCTTGACTGGGATCTAAAAAGCAACACAGATACATCTACTAACTTTGATGATTTATTTGTATTTGGTTGAATGAACAGTTGACAACCGCAATAAAACCATATATTATACATACTTAGAAAACCTAAATATTTCACACAAGAGGAAACAACATGAAAGATTTTTTACAAGATTTAATTCAAAACACACACGGCTTGGGAATTGTAGAGCTAGTTAAGATTACTGGAACTGACGCACTTACAAAAGTAGAAGCAATCGCTGAAGACCGTTCAGTTATTATTTCAGGCACATATAAAACTCCGGTTGCAGATGTAATTGGTGTGTTTGGTATGCCCAACTTAGGCAAACTTAAAACAATATTGGGATTCAGTGATGAATATGATGCTACCGCTAATATCTCAGTGATTAGAGAAATCAAAGATGGCAATGATATTCCAACTACAATTCACTTTGAAACTAAGAACAAAGACTTTATTAACGACTACAGATTGATGACCAAAGAAATCGTAGAAAATAAAGTAAAAACTGTTACTTTCAAGGGTGCTTCTTGGAACGTAGAATTTGAACCCACTGCTGCTAGTATTCTTAGATTGAAAAAGCAAGCATCGGCAAATAGCGAAGAAACTACTTTTTCTACTAAAACTGAAAAGGGTAACTTAAAAGTATTCTTTGGTGATCCTTCTACACACTCAGGTAATTTTGTATTTCAGACTGATGTTACAGGTACGCTGAGTAAATCATGGGACTGGCCCGTAAAAGTATTTTTGTCTATTATGGATTTGCCCGGTGATAAAACAGTTAAAATTTCTGATCAGGGTGCAACTGAAATCACAGTAGATTCAGGATTGGCTACTTATACATACATTCTTCCTGCTCACGCAAAATGATTAAAAATATTATAGTGGGGCCCGGATTACAGGTATCAACTGGGTCACCAACTTATATTAATATGTCATCTCCTAGTGCGGGAATGGTACGATATAATGGTAACAACATGGAAGTGTATGATGGAGTCACTTGGATTCAAATGTCAAATACTGTTACTATGAGTTTAGACTACCACACTTTAGAGTTACTGGACTGGGCTAGAAAAAAGCGGGATGAAGAAATCCAAATAGAAAAACTAAAAGACAATCCTGCTATCGCCGATCTGCTCAAACAAAAAGCAGACATAGACGAAAAGATAAAAATAGTAGAAATACTTATCAGAGATCATAATGGAACAAATTAGTCTTACAAACGCACACAATAACGAATGGGCATTATTCTTACCCGCTGTTAGCTCTTTCTTTATTTCAGGATTGGGTAAGCAGCGAGAAGGTGAAGAATATTTCGACCAAGCAAGAATTCCTCAAGGGTTTAATAATGATGTTGAGTCACTAAACTTTTTGAATTCTAAACAAGGCCTATACAATTATAAATGGGGTTTGTATTCAGCAGGTCATGCTAACTTAGATACTCTTAAAGATGACCCAAGTGAATCTATCATTCGCAAGCGTGAAAAGGGAACTTTCATGCTTGGTGACTCTGGTGGATTTCAAATTATGAAAGGACAATGGGCCGCTGATTGGAAAGATCCTAATTGTCCTAAAGCAATGAAGCAAAGACAATTAGTTCTAAAATGGATGGATACTTACATGGATTATGGTATGTGTCTTGACGTTCCTACCCAAACTCTTAGAAACAAGCATTTGTTAGACAAGCATGGTATTTCTACGATAGAACAAGCTGTTGCAGCTACGCATATCAACAACGAATACTTTATTAATAATAGAAATGGTAATTGTAAGTTTCTGAATGTACTTCAAGGTTTGACTCATACTCAAAGTGATGATTGGTATCAAGAAATGAAAAAGTATTGTGATCCAAACATTTATCCAGATACACACTTTAATGGATGGGCATTTGGTGGTCAGAATAAAATTGATATTCATTTGATGCTAAAGCGTATTGTACACATCATTCATGACGGGTTACTAGAACAGGGTAAACATGACTTGATTCACTGTTTGGGTACTTCTATTTTAGAGTACGCAGTTTTATTTACTGATATACAGCGAGCAGTACGTAAACACCATAATCCAAACTTACAGATCACTTTTGACTGTGCTAGTCCATTCTTTGCTGCTGCAAAAGGTTTGGTTTACTTTAATACTACTATTGAGCATGACAAGAAATGGTCTTACTCAATGGAAAAAACTGCTGAAAACAAAAACTACGCAACTGACAATAGAAAATTTAAGGATGCCGTGATCCAAGATGGTATCCATAAAATCTTTAGTAACTCTCCTATAACTGATAGAATGCTTATTAAAGACTTGTGCTACAGAGGCAAAGGGTTCTTAGGACAACATGGTAAAGAAACTAAAACAAGTTGGGATACGTTGAGCTATACACTAATTCAAGCCCATAATGTTTATCAACATATCTATGCTGTTCAAGAAGCCAATCGTAGATACGAGCAAGGTGTAACACCAAAAATGATTATGAATAAGTTTGAAGATAATCACTTTGGTAGTATAGTAGATGAAATATTTTCTATGAAAGATAGAAAGAAAAGTTTAGATTTGATTGACAAACATAACAAATTTTGGATGCAAATGCAGTCAGGTAGTCAAGGATTTTCGGGTAAGAAAACAGTTAATAATATGACTAGCTTGCAGAAGAACTTTGAAGGTGAAGTAGATCATCAGAAAAAACTAGAGAAAGCAAAACGTAAAGAATCAACACCAATGTTAGAAAACATTAACAATGAATTAGCTCATCAAAAAAAGAAAGAAAAAAAGAAAGAAAAAAAGAAAGAAAAACGTAAAAACACAAAACCCATTATTAATGAAGATTTATTCTCAGAGTAATTAATTATGAAAAATCAACAGAAGAATGTCCGAGAAAGTATTAATCGTCTTACAAAGCTGATAGAATCACTAAAGAAAGATGAGAATCACAATCCAGAAACACTGAAAAAACATTATATTGATTTAGCTGAATACCAGAAAGAATTGTCCAGACTTATTAGAATAGAATGGGAAGAAACACATGAACGTCTTGACTATGGTGATGATAGATGATTGAACAAAGAGATATGGCTTTGGCAGAAGAACGTGTCAAGATTAAAAATAAGGCTACTCGCATGATTTGGGTAACTTTTCAAAAGGAAGGTATTCATTGTTATCCTGATGCTAGCACCGATCCTAATTTAAAAACTACCGATGAGTATGATGTTAGCTTTTTAGGTTGGCCACACAGACACATCTTCTACTTTAAAGTAGCTATTCAAGTTTTCCATAATGACCGAGATATTGAATTTATCCAATTCAAACGTTGGTTAGAAAATCAGTATAAGAATAGTGTTTTGGAACTTAATCATAAAAGTTGTGAAATGATTGCTGATGATTTGTATGAAGTAATTGCAACTCGTTATTCTGGGAGAAAAATAGCAATCTCTGTTGCCGAAGATAATGAAAACGGTTGTGAAATAGAATATAATTGCTTAACACGATGAGAATAAGTGTATAAAATTTTCTCAAACAACTTAACTTTAACCTTAATTACTTATTGGAGTAATTTTATATATGTCACGTTCAACCAACAATATTAAACCTAATCCCCGTACTCAGAAAATTTTTGATGATTTGGATAAATATAGAAATTTCTGTAGAGAGTATGGGTACAGGTTTGATGAAGCTGACTTGTACAGCAATCGTAGCTATGTCTGGCGTCAGTATGGAAAGCTGTTAGCCGGCAAAGAAGTAAAAGATCAATGGTCTATGCAACTTGAAAGACTTTCAAACGCAAGGTAATATTGAAAGAATGGCTGGAAACAGCCATTCTTTACTTAACGAGAGGATAGAATGTGAGAAAATTGTACTACATGAGTTTGGAGTCGTATGAGAGTCGTTACACTCTACAGCTAACAGAATGGAACAAGCGAGTATTTGATCGTAGAGGAATGCAAGTAGTTTATGTTCCTGGTGAAACACTGGACAATTCTAAAAAGATCGTAGTGGGTCAAGTTTTAGACGCACATGGACGTAGTTACTTTGCAATGAGTCAAATGATGAACTTGGTTCGTATGATGCAGCAAGGGGAAGTTACTAGCCAAGATGTTGTTTATTTTGAAGATATGTTCCAGCCGGGCTTTGAAAGTTTGGGCTACATTATCACACAAGTTCCTGAAAATCTAAGACCCAGAATCTTTGTTCGCTGTTTAGCGCAAACTATTGACCCGGATGACTTTGTTCATGTATGGGGTATGCAAAAATGGATGAGCGACTATGAGCGAATGGTAAATGAAATCGTTTCTATTTCAAAAGGTGCTGTATTAGCATCTAACGAAGAAATGGTAGCGCATATGAAAGTGGCAGGATGGACTGCTAATATTTATAATATTTCTGGTCTTGCTTTTGGTAAACAAGAAGTTAGAGAAAGAGTAGGTAAGATAATCCCATTTAATGAACGTTCACTGAGAGTATGCTTTGCATCTCGTTGGGATCAAGAAAAGAATCCTGATTTTTATCTTAACTTGATTAACGAATGGTACTCAAAAGATAATAGAATGTGTTATCCAGAGTTTGCTATTTTTACAGGTAGTACACTTAGAAGTAATAAACCAGAATTTGTTACAATGGCTAGAGACTTAGAGAAAAAAGGTCATTTGAAGATTTACGAAAATCTAACTAAAAATGAATACTACAAGTTACTTACTGATTCTAGAGTATTAATTAATACTGCATTGCAAGATTGGACAAGCAATACTGTCAGCGAAGCCGATGCACTTAAATGCAATGTGTTGTTTCCGGCTTATCGTTCGTTCCCTGAAGTATTTGCAAACGATCACGAAAGGATGTACATTCCATGGTCAGTCAATGATGTAATACACAAACTTACTAAGTTACTGAATACTACTCATAAAAATGTAGGCAACATTAGTGACTGGACAGATAAAACCGTTGACAGAATTTGTGATATAATAGAAGGAAACGGTGAACAATGGTTGCGAATGTCTACAGACTATAGAAAACACACAAAGGAAACCAAGTACTAATATGCGTATTGAAAATGATGTAAAGTTAGATTTTTGTGATGTTCTTATCAGACCAAAGCGTTCTACTCTTTCTAGCAGAAAAGAAGTAAGTTTGGAAAGAAGTTATCAATTTAAACATAGTGGTGCAACTTGGACAGGTGTACCAATCATGGCTGCTAACATGGATGGTGTAGGTACATTTGAAATGTCAGTAGCACTTTCTAATTATAATATGATAACTTGTTTGGTTAAAAGTTATAATTTGGATGATTTTGAAAATAACAATACATTATTCTTTACTTATAGTACTGCTGTTAGTACCGGAACCAGTGACAAAGACTTTCAAAAACTTGAAATAATTAATAACATGTACCCAGATATGGTACAGTTTATTTGTATAGATGTAGCAAACGGGTATTCAGAACATTTTGGTAATTTTGTTACTAGAGTAAGAAAACTATACCCAACTAAAACTATTATAGCAGGCAACGTAGTAACTGCCGACATGACACAGGAGTTAATTTTACGTGGAGCAGATATTGTTAAAGTGGGTATTGGTCCTGGTAGTGTTTGCACTACTCGCATTCAAACAGGTATTGGATATCCTCAACTATCAGCCATTATTGAATGCGCGGATGCAGCACATGGTTTGGGTGGGCATATCATCGCTGATGGTGGTTGTACTTGTCCTGGTGATATAGCAAAAGCATTTGGTGCTGGTGCTGATTTTGTAATGTTAGGAGGTATGTTATCTGGACACAAAGAAGGTGGTGGGCAGGTAATTGAAGAGATTTACGAAACTAATCAAATCATTATTGACCCTGATACAAACAAGCGTTTGGGCAAGCTTGAAGAAAAGAAACAGTTTGTTCAATTTTATGGTATGAGTAGTGACACTGCTATGGAAAAGCATCATGGTGGTGTAGCAGAATATCGTAGTAGTGAAGGTAGAACTGTTAAAGTACCATACAAAGGACCCGTAGCTAAAACAGTACAAGATATATTGGGCGGCGTCCGTAGTACATGTACATATGTAGGCGCAAAGAGCCTAAAAGACTTGTCAAAGTGTACTACATTTGTTAGAGTAAACAAACAATATAATTCTGTATTCGTTGACAAGAGATAAATACTTTTGTTACACAAAGGTAACACAATACCGCAAGGTCGTTGAGCATTAACGTTAGATGCTTTGAAAAGGAGAATATTATGTCATTTAATAAAACTAAATGCGATCCAGAGTTAGGTCGCAAAATTCACGAACATCTAGTCAAAATGGGAGTTGAAACTCCCCAAGTAGAAAACAATCTAAGCCGCACTGATAAAGTTGAAATCATTGAATCTAAGTTCAGAGATATCATGCAAGCTTTGGGTCTTGATCTTAGTGATGATTCACTAGAAGAAACTCCCAAGCGCGTAGCTAAGATGTATGTAAATGAAGTTTTCTGGGGTCTTGACTACGATGCATTTCCAAAATGCACTACTGTTAACAATAAGATGCATTATAACGAAATGGTCACAGAACGCAACATTATTGTTATGTCAAATTGCGAACATCATTTTGTACAGATTGACGGTCTTGCTACTGTAGCTTACGTCCCTGAACAGAAAGTATTGGGTTTGTCTAAGATCAATCGAATTGTAGAGTACTTTGCAAAACGTCCTCAGATTCAAGAAAGATTGACTGAACAAGTATTCCATGCACTTACGTATATCTTAGAAACTGAAGACGTTGCAGTAATGATTGATGCTAAACATTACTGTGTTGCATCACGAGGTGTAGAAGATACCGGATCTAGTACAGTAACTTGTAAGCTAGGTGGAGGGTTCAAAACTGACCCAGCAGCCAGAGCAGAGTTTTTGAGTATCGCACGTAGAGGTATGTGATGATATTCAATAAGATTAAACAGCTAAAAGAAGACGGCAAAACTATAGGTATTGTATTTTCTGCATTTGATTTGCTTCATGCGGGACACATGGCTATGCTTGCCGAAGCTAAAAATCACTGTGATTACTTGATTGTTGGACTTCAAACTGATCCAACTATTGA